GGCGAATATTATCACCATCTGAATTCCAATGCGCTTTTGATATAATCATGGTTATTATATTATATACCCTTTTTTATTAAAGTATCACTATTCGGACATTTCGGTCAGGTCATCAACTTTGCGACCTTCGCCCTTTGGATTTCTTCCACTTACAGTGGCTGGTCCATCAGACTGGTTGTTAGTTCTTTCGGTGTCCCTTGCTCTGTTAGCATTATCATTTGCTGCTTGTTCTGGCTTTGGATCGAACGGTTCATTCCCACCTTCTATTTGTGGGAGCCCAAGAAGTTCTCTTCCTTCGTTTGGCATCATAACCTGAGTCTTAACAAGTCGCTCAATGATTTGTGACTGAGCAATCTCATCTGTAAGTGTAAGTTCATTAAACTTGAACTCCAGAATATCTGTTTTTTCTTTTACGATTTTATTGATCATCTTCTCAAGATTTCTTTGTGCTGGCCTTGCAACCTGCTCCTTGAATGTTCTGTCTTGAGATAGCGCTGCTGCGATTGCTGCTGAATCAGAACCACCAATCTTAGAAAGGGGAACCTGGTGTGCAACAAGGATGTCATCTCTATTTTGCTTCCGATACTCTTTAAATGATGCTTCCTGAATTCCGTTTTCTACAGGGTCCATCTTAAACTCTACTTTGTTGGTGTCAGAGTCTCCTGGAAGTGGGATATAAAGAGTTCTGTGGTTTTGTCCTTTTAGGCCCGTCTGCAAAAATCTAAACATCTTGTCTTCTGCCTCAGCAGATAACTTTGCACCCTTAAGGGTTACAACGTATCTTGGTGTTGCCTTGTTCTGGAAATAGTCAATATTGTATTGTGATGCAAGTTGGTCTCCATGAAGTGACCCGATTGCAGACATAATATCTGGTACACCATAAAATGTATTTAGTGGTGAGTATTCCTTAAAGTGAATGATCTCGTTAGGTCGAGCATCTGTTCCAAGTGGATTAGCATTTGTTGCTCCAAAGTTGCGGAAGTAAACTACCTTGTTTGCAATTACTTGAACAAAACCATCACGAAGACGACGAACACGCATTGTTGTAGAAGGAATGTGTCCAACATAACCAATGTCTCCACGAACAGTTCTACCAACTTCAAGGTAACCATTTCCAGTTGCCTGAAGGTCAGTAAAAACCTTTTCCATTGTTGTAGTAAATGAATCCTCTGTGTTTAGCGATTCGAGCCAGTCGCTTAACTCAATCTTTGCTCTTTCAATTCTTTTCCGTGCATTCTCTGCTGTCTTTGGCTCAGAGGCTTCTAACTTAAGCATTGTTCTTTGAGAAACCCTAAACTCATAGCCAAGGCCTACAATATTTTCTACTTTTGCATCAATCGCTGCATGGTTAGCAAAAGATGTATCATAAAAACTTGCAAGTTCATAAAGATTCCATGGTGGAGTGATTACATCAAATAGTCCGTAAGCATTTCTAAATACTGTTCCTGAGTTAATCTCTTTAGACTTTGCTCCGTCACGACCAGTACTCTCTGCTCTTGAACTTTCTATGTATGCTGGTGTTGCTTCACCTTTTAGTACACGAGTTGTTCTTCTTTTAAAGTTTGCATCAAGTCCCTGCAAATCTTTGATTACATCCCATGTTTGATTGAATGGGTCCTGCTTTATAAATGTGTCGTCTTCTGGAAGTGGGCTATCTGTTTTTGCTCTAATAAAAAAGTCTTTGTCTTCACTCATTAGTCGTCACTTCCATACTTAGCAATTGTATCCTTGGCTGCTTGAACTGCTCCAAGGTCATTAAGAGAAGGAATTAATCCCTCTGCCATTCTTTGCTTTTGCTCAGAATATTCTTCTTCTGAAATTCTAGTTAGGCCTGGTACGAAGATGCATTCGCCATCTCCTTCATCCCCGTAATATTTTGCTGCTTCTTTAAGTTTGGAGATCTGAAGAATGTCACCCTTCATTGATTCAATATTTAAAACAGAACCAGTTCCATCCGTAAACCACTTTCCATTAGACCTTTTATAAACATACAGGCCCCAATCATAGTGCTTTTCGATAATTTTTGCACGGGACTCCCCCACTTGCCCTTTCATTTTGGGCAGTTGCTTCTTCTTTTTACTTGGATCTTGGGTATTCATATACTCAAGTATACCATATTAGACTGCAGTAACTGTTATTAGTTTTGAGGTTATACCAGAATAGATTCTATATTCGTGATCTGTCTGTGACCTTAGATTGTTTATAGTGAGCGTTCCTGGACTATCAATAATAATCTTATTTGTTCCTGTATAACTCTTATAGATGGTGGAAGGGCTTACGCCATAATAGTTCTTTGAAGACACAATTTTGACCCCATCCCAAACAAAGTTAGATGTTTGCCAATAATCCCAATCAAGCACTTCTGGTGGAGCATTTTCAACTGCAAACCAAGATCTTTCCTGAATCTGCTGAACTTCTTGCAGATTGGTAGACTGATAGTAAGAGACAGTGTTAAAGGTTATTGGTCCATTAAAATTAATAACTCCTACAGTATTTGCAAAGTTTAATAGTTTTGGGAAAGAGATGCCAAGAAATCCCCACTCTTTGATGGTTATCACTGGCTCTTTTACAATCTTTCCATTCCAATAAAAGTCTATACCAGTATCTAATCTACCAGTTTTTGCATCAACTGCATATATCTTTGCTCGTTCTCCAGTTGGATGAATAGCAACCATGTAAAACTTTATATGCTCATCTCTTGATTTAATTTCAAAAATTTCTGTAGATGCATATGGAAAGGCATCTTTGTCATACCGAATTGCTGCTTGCATTGCTAAAACTTTAAAATTGTCTGATTTTTCTTTATTCACTGGAATAGATATCCCACGGTTTTCTCGTGGATCATAAGCGCCTTTTAATTCTAGGCCAGTATATCTTGTTAAATACAAATATGGAGAACTGCCTTTATAGATTGCAAAAGGATTTGTGCTGCTGTAGTCATAGTAAAATCCAGATTTTTTATAAGGATAAACATCTTGTCCAAATCTAGTGCCTATTGGATTTATAGATGTTTCATTAAATGCTTGAGATGCATACTCTAGGCTTCTTAAAGATATCTTGCTTTTAAGTATTCCCTTTACGTTAAACTCTAAATGAGTAACAAGTGCAAGATCTAAAACATTTACATTGACTGGAGGATAGAGAATCATATTGTCAATCACCTCGTATTTACTAGATCTCCAATTTTCTCCTGGAATTACTATAGAATCATTTGAGGGTTTTTCAACATTTATAAAATTATCTGATGAAAGATTCGCACCATTTTTTATATACTGAAAACTTACATAAGACCTAACAAGAGAATCTGTTGTGTCATACTTGTAGTTTTTGTTGGCTCTATTTTTTAAATCATTATAATCTAAATAATTTGTAAAAAGTTGATTCCCTAAAGAAGAGTAGTCTCTTTTAATAGGACTAGAATATTCTTCTGACAACTCTTTATATGTCCAAGAACCCAACTCTTCTTCTTCTATAAAAATCGAAGGAGATGGATAGTTTATATTAAACTGTATAAAGTCTAAATCATAGTAACTTTTATTTTTTTTATCTTTTACATATTTAGCAAAATATGTTAAAGGAATATAGTCTTCCCAATACCCATGAATATCTATGTCAAGTTGATAGTTATCAAAATATAAAGATGGAGAAAGTGTATAACTTGCTGTATGCGATTGCAAAGTATTTGCTGATGCTAGATAAGGAAGGCCTGCGTCAACAATAAGATCCCACTCTCCTAAGTTATTACCAAAATAATCTTCTGTTGAGTTGTACTCTACATCTGGAGTTTGTAAGTACTCAAAAAACACATTGTCATTTTCTAGAACAATTCCCTTTTCATTAAACATTTGCTCTATATCTTTATGATTTCTTGAAGTGCAAAATCCTGTTTTATATATGTTACCAGTAAATGTTTCTGCTAGGTTTGAGTTTCCTGCAATATACAAACTTAAAGAATTTGCATTTCCAAAAAATGAAGCAACGTTTCCGCCAAAATAACTAGAAACTTTTTCTATGTCTAATCCTACAGAAAAAACTTCTCCAACTTCTACAGGAGACAATGTTAAGAGAATGGTTTCTACTCCTCCGTATTGTAACTTGTATGTAACAGTTAATCCTTCAGAATATATTTCAAAATAATTAGATGATGTTTTTGATTCTAGTTTAAACAAAACTTGTTTGTCTGCCGAGTTAGATAAAAACTTAAAAGAACCATAAAAAGATCTTATTTTTTCTTTTAAGAAATTTAGGTCTTCAAAGTACATATACCCACTGTAGTTCAAAAAAGAAAAGAACTTTTCAGTTTCATTCTGTTGTTCTTTTAATGTCTCATACAAATCAAAAACTGAAAAAAGCGAAGGAGAATCTAAAATAATTTCTGGGAGAGTGTAGTCTGGAGTAGATAAACGATTATTTTGTGTATCAAGATTGTCTACTATTGCTTGTGACCAATTACCAAGTGTTGGGTAAGAATAATTGTTTGAATAGTCTGCAAATGGATAATCTACATAAACAGATGATCCGCTGTAAGACTGATTTATTCCTTCTGGAAACTCAACACCCTGTCCATACACAAATCTTTTTTTAGCAAGAACTGTTGGAACCTGGTATGTGTATATAGCAACACAGTCAAGTTCTATTGGAGATACGTCTTCATATGCATAAAACCCTATCCAGTCTTGATTTTTATAGTTTAAAATTCTTGAAGGAAAATCTAGTCTTGAACTTAAGTAAGTTAAAGATATTACTTCTTCTCCGTTTACAAGAAGAGAACCACTGTTTTCAGAAACTCTTATGTGAATTAGCATTGGCCTTGTCCATTCACCAACATAGTAAGATCCAAAACTGTTTCCAATTTTTAAAATTAAAAATGGACCTTCTACATACAGACCATCGTCAGACCCTATTGGACCAATAATTCTTTTTTTTGTTACAGAGTCTGAGTTAATTCTTATCCAGGCCTCTAAAGTATAATTGTTATACTGTCCATCTTCTCCCATAAAACCAAGTCCTGGAATAATTAAAGAAGGTTTTGGAGCACCCAGTGTGTCTTTATTTGGCAAAAGTTTTGTAAGATTGGAAGCACCATACACTAAAGGTATTCCTGTGTTTTTTGCCATAAGGCTGTTATTAGAAACAAGGTAATAACCTTTTTTATCTTCAAGACTGTATGCGCTTGCTTCTATTCCATACGATGGCTCTATTGCAATTTCAGAAGGTAGTAAAGACTGTTCTACTCCAAGAGATGATGAATTAAACTCTTCTGACCACTGTCCAACAGTTATTCCATTAGCCAAAAAAGTATAGTCATCGGAACTTAAAGCCCCGCCTACATAATTAATTTTTACAACAACCTGAAACTCTGTATTATCTTCTGGTATTTCAAAAGTCTCTGATATAAAAAACCACTTATTATATGAAAAGACTGGGTAGTTTTTTACTCTTTCAACTTTGTCTCCAGATGTTGTATCATTATATTGGTAACCTATTTCAAAACTATAAACATATGGGCTAAGAGAATTAAAGAATCCCCCAATTGAAAATGTAGAAAGATCTTTATTTAAAAGGCTAAAGTTAATGATATTGTCACTTATGCACACAACCTGACCAGATAAACCTGTTGGTATGTTTCCAGTTATTTTGGTTGTATTACTTTCTGGGAAAGGCTGATCAGTAACATCTGTAACAGTTATTGCTGTCGATCCAAGTGAGTTTCCTGCAATATCTTTCCAGCCAGAAATACTTCTTTGTTCTTCAGTTATTAAACTTATATAGTCTGCAGTATCGTCTAGTGCCCAAAGAGCAACTGGATGCTCAGCATAGATTTTTTCTGCATATAGGTTTGATGGATTAGACATTATAAGTCTATTTTACCACAGAAGGCTACTTGTTTATTTTTATTTCACAGTAGTCTGTTGTGCAGTACATCTCTCCTTGAGCCTCAAGATTTTCTGCTCCATCATAAATAGCAGCAAAATCAATGTGCTTTAACTTTCCAATATATGACTCATATTGCTCTTCAGTAATCTGAGTATATGGCTGTTGTGGATATGTGTGATTTCCCATTGGTAGGAATGAAACTGCCTTTAATTGTCCCTCGTACATATGTAATGCTGGAACAACATGCTTTGACTCCGTTTCCTTATCAAATGAGAGTGTTACAGAAACACCATTATCAGACCAATATTTCTGAGCAGTTGCAGCAAGTGCAATCTTTTCAAACAGGGTAACATCCTTTTCAGATCTTGGATGGCCTGACTTGATTGGGAAGTATACAACAGAGGTATTTGCTGATACTACGTCGTCTTCAATTGTGTACCCCGCTGCTTTGAACAAATGCATCATTGGATCTGTATTTCCAAATCGAACTGCACGAAGGAAGAAGTTTCCTCCAGGTCCCCAGTGAACTCCAGGAGTTGCACCAGAAAGAATTGAAACTGATCCTGACGGCTTAACTGTTGTTACACGAATTGATTCACGAACACATAGCCACTCTGAATATTGGTGGTCATAATGACGAATCTTGTTGTAGCCTTCGTCCATCCACTCACGAACAACTGGCAAGCCTTTCTGATCTGCAAATGATGCAATACCAGTAAGTGATGTACCAATACGACGGTTGCGTTGCATGATACCGTTTGTTTGTGGCCAGTGTGTTGGAACAAGTGTTACAGTCTTTCCATATAGGTATGCAAACTTCAGGGTACGCAGGAAGTCCTCCTTAGATTCATGACGATTCAAGTGCACTTCTACAAGTGTACATAATTCATATGATTCTAATGGCTGCTCCGCACAGGGATTAAAGCCCATCACACGATAGTCTTTCCCATCTGGCGCATCCTTTAGCCTGCCATAATTACGAGCAACATCAAGCCAAATAAAACCTGGTTCTCCGTTTTCCGTAATTAAATCTACATAGTCTTCGTACTTTGTTCCTACTTCTGCTGAAATAGAATTATTAGACATCCAAGCCCAACCTGGATTTTCTGGGTCAAATGAGTTACGCTCTGGGAACATCT